AACCTATCTGAGTAAATAGGGATATGGTGGGTTTGTTGGTACACTACCGATTTGGAATCCAACTAAGCTGTGAATGACTCTTTGAAGAAAATAGACTGGACGTGGGTTCGAATCCCACCAGCTCCACAAAATTAATGAAGTTTAACAAAATTAACAGATATTTATAAGAGTAAAAAGAAAAGGTAACTATGAACAAATATATTTTAGGATTAGCTATTGTATTGGTAACTTATGCCAATGGTATAGTATCAACAAAATTCTTAAATGATAAAAATATTCAACTACAATCTCTGGTAGATGAAAATAAAAGACTATCAGGAGAGTTGAATCAGTACGAAACAGAAGGAATGCACGTGACAGTAACTATGTATCAACCTGTACAACGTCAAACCGATTCTACACCGAACATTCTCGCAGATGGAACGCGAATTAGGACACAAGATGCGTCCAATTACAAATTTATAGCGGTGAGTAGAAATCTTTTGAAACGTTGGGGTGGTTGGTTAGATTATGGTGACTTCGTTCTCTTAAAAGGTACGACAGGTAAAGACGGAGTTTATCAAGTTAGAGATACAATGAATCCAAGATTTGTTAATCGTATAGATATTCTTGAATCTATTGACGTTAAACCGTATAAATTCGATAGTGCCAAAATAACAAAACACGATTTAATATCAACTGGTACAAATTAAAACGGAAAATAATACTTGACAAATGATAAAAAATGTCGTATATTAAGACATTGAAAAATACAATTAAAATTAAAATGAGGTTATAAATGCAGACAATCACCCGAGAATATGGGTTTGATACAGGACATAGAGTAATGAACGAAAGGTTCAAATGTTTTAACGCACATGGACATCGGTATCATATTAAACTAACTTACTCTTTTCAAGACATGCATGAGATAGGTTATATAATTGACTTCAAAGAAATAAAACGAGTTGGTGTTCAATGGATAGATGATATGATGGACCACGGGTTTATAGTTAATCCACACGACACGTTACTTATTAATACTCTAATAGACATTGAAACTAAATTATATGAGATGAGTTTAAATGGTAAGGATTATTGCAATCCATCAGTAGAAAATGTAGCTCGTGAAATATTTTTAGCTCAACAAATTCTTTTTGAAGATTATAAAGGATTAGAAATACATCATATTCGTTTGAATGAAACACCTAATTGTTATACAGATGTTTATAAAGAATCAATTCCAGATATTGAGAAAGAAAATTTTTATAAAAGAAATTATGAACATATTAAAAAGTATGCTACTCATAAAGGTATAGTGGAGTATGACGATAGAAAGCTCTAAAAAAGTTATTCCTATAAATGAAATTTACACTTGTTTACAAGGTGAAGGTAAGTTAATGGGTATACCACATATATTAATCAGAGTAACTGGTTGTAAGTTACGTTGTCAATTTGCTAATTCATTTTGTGATACACCGTATAGTTCTTGGAGTCCTGAAAAAGGTAGGTTTAGCTATGATGACATTCATAACTTTTATGAAAAACATTCACACATTAAACATACAATGATTACAGGAGGGGGTCCTACATCACATCCTGAGATGTTACAAGAGTTATGTAAGATTGGTAAACAGTATGGTCATTATATCACAATAGAAACTGAAGGTAGTGAGTATGTAAGTACAGTTGGTGATTTAATTTCACTTTCACCTAAATTATCTAATAGTACACCAAGACCTGGAACTGTAATGCCATTCACTGGTAAAAAAGTTACTGAGAAACAAAAAGAACAACACGAAAAGTGGCGTTGTAATTATGAAGCTATGAAAATGTTACTTGATGTACATCCAGATTATCAACTGAAACCCGTTATATCAAGTGAAAAAGATTTACAAGAAGTCAAAGAGTTACAAGAAATATTAAGTATACCTAATAATAAAGTTTGGTTAATGCCTGAAGGTTTAGAACCTAAACAATTAAATAAAAGACGGAGATGGTTAATGGACTTGTGTACTGAACAAGGTTATAATTTTACAGATAGATTACATATAATAGCTTATGGAGATAAAAGAGGTGTATAATGATTATTGATTTAATAGGTTGGTTAGGAACAACAATGATAATGATAGGTTACTATCTCAACGCTAAAAAATATAAAATGTGTTTTTATGTTTGGGGTATAGGTAATGTAGCATTTTTAATTTACAGTTATTTAATTAATGCGATTCCACAAATAGCTGTGAGTGTTTTTGTATTAGGTATGAATGTTTATGGTTATAAACAATGGAGTAAAGATGAATAAAGAAGCGGTATTAAGTATTAGTGGAGGTTTAGACTCTACAGCATTATTAGTTCATTTACTAAATAAAGATTATGATAAAGTTCACGTAATTAGTTTTTATTACGGACAAAAAAACGAAAAAGAATTAAATAGATTAGATTTAAATTTGAGATATCTCAAATCACATAAATTTAATATTCATCATACTTATATGAATTTATCAAGTTTTATGGGTAAGTTTAATTCATCACTAACAAGTGAAGGTATTTATGTACCAACAGGTAAAACTGATAAAACTAAAATGAAGTCGAATTTTGTTCCAAATAGAAACGCGATATTCTCCAGTTTAATTTATGGGTATGCCGTTTCTTTAGTTAAAGAAAAAAATATTTCTGTAGATATTGCTTTAGGAGTTCACGACGGTGAACACACAATACCACCAGATTCTACTCGTTCATTTTTTGAGAAATTAGAAAGTGCATTTAAAGAAGGTAATGTAGAGTCTGATAAAATAAATTATTATCTACCATATGTAGATGGTTATAAACATTTAATTGTAAAAGATGCACTTGAATGCTGTGATAACTTAGGTTTAGATTACAAAATAATATTTAAAAATACTTTATCGTGTTATAATCCAACTGACACAGGAAATTCTTGTGGTGAGTGTGGAGCTTGTAATGATAGAATATTAGCTTTTAGTAAAGTAGAAATCGAGGATTCAATAATATATGAATAAATTAAAGTATGCCAATGGAAATAATCCATTAACAATAGCAGAAAAACTGAAGATGATTACTGAGGCTGCTGGGTATTATGGTGAATATATGACAGCTCTTGGGTTTGATTGGAAGAACGACCCAAACTCTTCAGATACACCTATGAGAGTAGCTAAAGCTTTTGTTAATGATTTAGCGGAAGGTGTTTATAACGAACCACCTAAGATTACAGCTTTTGATAATATAGATGGATATGATGGTATAGTATTTCAAGGTAATATTAAATTACATTCTTTTTGTTCTCATCACCATTTACCTTTTATCGGTAAGACTCACGTAGCTTATTTACCTGCACCAGAAGGTAAGGTAATTGGACTTAGTAAACTAAATCGTATAGTTGAGTTTTATGCTAGACGACCTCAAGTACAAGAAAATTTAACAATGCAGATTCATAATCATATTAATGATGTATGTGAGCAGAATATTGGTGTGGCTGTAATGGTTGAAGCAAGTCATATGTGTGCATGTGTTCGTGGTGTTAAACACGATGCTGTTATGAAAACTGCTAAGTTAAGTGGTGTATTTAAAAAGACAGTACGGGCTAAAGAAGAATTTTATGATTTTATAAGAGATTTAAAATGAAAGAATTTATAAGTTGGAATTTAATTGATGAATGTGTAACTGAAATAGCATTTTATATTAAAGATACAAAAAAAGAATTTAAAGGTGTATATGGTATACCAAGAGGTGGAAGTTTACTGGCTGTTATGTTAAGTCATAAATTAGATTTACCTTACATTGAAAATATTGATAATGTTAATGAAGATGTAATAATAATTGATGATATCGCAGATACCAGAAAGACATTAAAAAAATACAAGAGTCATCACATATCAGAAAAAAATTATTATGTTACAATTCACGAACACGAACAAAGTATTGTTAAACCAGATTACTCAGTTATTAATAAAGGAGATAAGTGGATTGTTTATCCTTGGGAAACTGAAGAGTCAGAAGAAATACAGGATTATTTAAAATGAGTAAATTTATATATTTCCCATCATTCTCAGCTGGAGCTATGGGTAGTTCACTAGCTAAAAATGTTAAATTAAAAAATGATTTATCTATAAGATTTTATAGTGATGAGTTTCCAAAAAAATATAGACATACAGATATATTGATTACTGCTGGGCATCACTTTAAAAAAGATGATTATAAAAATGATTTAGGATTGACAGATAAAAATCTTGTTATGGGTGATTCAGGTGGTTATCAAATTGCATCTGGAGCTATCAAGTGGGATATGTCTATTCGAGAAAGAATTTTTAAATGGTTAGAACATAATTCAGATATAGCAATGAACTTAGATATTCCACCTAAGATAAAATATGAAGGTATGTATGAAGAGTGTTTAAAGATTAGTAAAGATAACTTTAAATACTTTGCAGATAATCAATCAGGTAATACTGATTTTTTAAATGTAGTACAAGGTACAAATGACCTTGAATATATAAACTGGTATAATGAAATGAAAGACTATCCATTTCAAGGTTGGGCTGTTGGCGGTGGTGGTAGAAATGTATTTACTTTTATGTCAGGTGTTATGTCATTGTTACAAGGTGGAGAACATTTAAAAGATACTAATAAATATTTTCACATTTTAGGTATATCTAAAATTAAAGATTTTCTAATGTTAAATCAATTACAGAAATCTTTAAATGAAATTGGTTCAGATATAGTTGTTACTACTGATAGTTCATCACCAGATAGAGCTGTAGTATTTGGTTCATATTACCATAGTTACGATTTTAAGAAAGCAGTATTTCGTTCAATAAATGTACCAAAATATGACGATTCGTTTAAAGACCAAGTATTTAAACATCTACCAGTATCTACTGAGTTTGATAGAGAGTATTTAAGAGAAGCGTTAACGTGGGATGATACTATAGAATGGAAAGGTCAATGTACTATGGCTATTCGACTACATAATTTTATGGTATTCAAAGAAGCAATTGAAAAGGCTGAGTACTATGTTCATTGTCACGATTACATTAAAAAACAAATATTGTCAAATGATATGTACGAACTGTTAACAGCAATTGATGCAATGGTAAAAAATGATAATCCAAGACAAGTATTTGAAAAATACAAACCTTTATTTAAAAGATTAAGTAATGTAAAATATGAAAACGATATCATTGAAAATAAATTTTTTTAATAGGAGTAAAATATGAAAATGAGTGGTGAACAATTACAAGCAAAGTGGGACGAAGTAATTGAATTAATTAATAATACGTTTGAAGGTAAACGTAAAGATAACATTTTAAAAATGTATGAATTTTTTAAAGATAGAATGATGTTTGCACCAGCAAGTGGAGTGATATATTATCACAATGCATTTCCAGGTGGTTATGTTTGTCATATATTAAATGTTACACGATTTGCTTTAGAGTTGTATGAAACTTATGATAAGTTAGGGTTGCATACATCAGAGTATGATAAAGAGGCTATTATATTTTGTGCATTACATCACGACTTAGGTAAAGTAGGTAATTTAGAATATGATTATTATACACCTAATGAATCTGAATGGCATAGGATAAATCAAGGTAAGATGTATAACTATGAAGAAAACTTACATTATATGACAGTAACAGATAGAGCTGTTTGGTTGCTAAGTCAGTTTGATATTAAAATGAGTGAGATAGAATATCTAGCGTTGAGACTAACTGATGGTATGTATGAAGAAGCTAATAAAGGTTACTTGATGGGATACGGTGAAGGTAAGAATTTAAAAACTAACTTACCATATCTATTACACAACGCTGATTTGTTAGCTACTCGATGGGAAAAAGAACAGTATATGTTTAGTTCTGATTCAGATATTAAGTATAGTGAAATCTTAAACCCAGAGTTAAAAGAAGAACGTGAAGAGCAAGAAGCGGAATCAGTAAATAATATTAAACAAGCTTTATCAGAAGATAAAACACCAGACATACTTTCTGAAAAATCAAAAGATTTATTTAATGAATTGTTTGGAGATAAGTAATGATTATAGAAATAATATTAGGATTACTTATTCTTGTAGAAGGATATGTAATTTGGAATTTATTCAGAAAGACAGAACTATTAGAGAATTGGGTAGAAAATTTTACTCAACAAATACAAATAGTTCAAAATCAATTAAAAGAAGTTGATGATAAAGGTATGTTTGAAGCAGATGATGAAGTCGGAACAATATTTAAAAGAATTAAACAAATAGTAAATGAATTAGATAACGTCAAAGGAGAAGAAATTAATGTCAACAAGTAAACAACAAGCCATAATAGACGCAATTAAAAAACCTGTTAAAGTTGTTAAGAAGAAAAGAAAAAAGAAAAGTAAAATGTATTTTGGTATGCCTGTTCAAGAGGCTATTATAAGATATAATGAATCTTCTAATCCTGCTATAAGAAATAGAATTTATCAAGAACACATACACGCGGCGTTTATAAAGATGGCTGAGAACTTGATTCATACATTTAAATTCTATTATTTTGATGTACCACTTGAACAAGTAAAACACGAGGTAGTATCCTTTATGGTAATACAACTACCAAAATATCAACCAGATAAGGGTAGAGCGTTTTCATATTTTTCTATAGTTGGTAAAAATTATTTGATTTTAAATAATAATAATAATTATAAAAAGATGAAGATACACGATGATATAGCGTCTTTAGATTTTAAAAGAAATGTGTTCGGTGAAAGTGAACAAGCAGAAGTAGATGATTTCAACTCAGAATTTGTAACTCAAATGTTAGACTATTGGGATAATAATTTAACTAATATATTTCGTAGACAAAAAGATATATTAGTAGCGGATTCAGTATTAGAATTATTTAGAAGAAGAATGAATATAGAGAACTTTAATAAGAAAGCTTTGTATATAATGATTAGAGAAATGACAGGTTCTAATACACAACATATTACAAGAGTAATAAATCAAATGAAAAAATACTATTTCAATATGGTAGAAGAATTTTCAGGTACAGGTGGTATCGATACTTCTAATACAGGTAGTATATTTTAAAGGAGTATAAAATGGCAAAGAAAAAAACTAAAAAGAAAACAACTAATACAGGTAGTTATATTGGTTTAAAAAGAACTAATACAGAAACTAACAAATTTTTAATTAATGTTATGAAAGGTGCTAGTAAAATTTTCAGTAATAAATAACTTGTGTCGTGATTGACACGAAGTATGGGGCTCGGGAATGCTTGGGGTGTTCACCTCCCTTGCACGGAGGATATCAGCGGGGTTCAAATCCCCGGAGCTCCACAATGACCGATTCGTCTAGTGGTTAGGACATCGCCCTTTCACGGCGAAGACAGGAGTTCAATCCTCCTATCGGTTACAAAAATAGGTTATAACTGAATATAGTCGAGGCGCCACTTTAGCTCAGTAGTAGAGCAGTTGCCTTGTAAGCATCAGGTCCTCGGTGCGAATCCGAGAAGTGGCTCATATATATACAAAAAAAGGGAAGTTTACACTTCCCTTTTTTATTGCTCTACATTTATTGTAGGAATGTAAAGCTATTTCGTCCTACTTGCGAAATAAACCCACCAACACCAACAAGGCGACAAGTCCAGCGAAACCCGACTCGCCGAAACTATTAATGATGGATGTCAGGTTACCTATAACATTCACACCAAAGATACCACTTCCGAATATTACTTCAGATACAGCTCCTATGGCTACAAAAGACAACATTAAATGACCTAAGTCATCAATCCATCCTTTGAATGTTGTTACGATTTCCTTCATGGTTTTCTCCCGTTTGTTAGAAAAAAAAGGATTACTCAGTAAAATTAAGAACCGGAGTAACCCTCAATAATAAATATTAATGTTAACAAATTATAAATTCTAATATATATTTATATACGAAAGTTTTTTGGTTATTACATATTTATTATTAGATAAAAACATTTAGGTGAATTATGGCTATAGATTACGAAATCTTTGATGGTAAATCACTATCATCATTATTTAAAGACATTTACAACAATACACAACACAATAGAAAACAACTTGACGTTTTAACACGTGAGCTTGTACAATTTATTAAAGACGGTGATACCGCTGTACAGATGGTACCTATGATTAAAGAGTATTTAGAAATAAATGTAAAAAACGATGACCAACTTGTTAAGATGGCGTCAGTTGTACAACGACTAATTTCTGCTGAAGGTAGAGTAGGTTCAGAAGATGAATACGGTTTATCAGAAGAAGAAAAAACACAACTACTTTCAGGTATGGAAGACACTATAAAAGACTTACAAGTAGAATCAGATAAAATACATAATAAGATTGAAACCGTAACAAAGGTAAATTAAATGGCTTATAGACGAAAAAGAAGAGTAGATACATCTACATCTTATTTAACAGGTATACCGACTTTTTCAAAAATAGGTTCTATGGTAAAAAAATTAATTGCTTCATCACAGTATGATTTCTTTGAAGGAGAAGCCTTTGAAGTTAAAGAAGTAATATTAAATGAATCTAATAATCGTGGTAGTGTTAGAGGTACTTTTATAAATAATCCTAATCAAGAAATATTAGGTGGTGTCGTAAAATCCTTGACACCAAATATAACTACTGTTCCTGTAATCGGTGAACACGTAGTAGTTACAGAATATAATGGACAACATTATTATACAAGTATTATAAATCGTAAAGGTTCTGTCAACGAAAATTCTATACCAGGTGTAAGTGGTAATTATGTAAAAGATACTAAATACGGTAAAACATTTGAAAGAAAAGATGTTAAACCTCTTGAGATTAGTGAAGGTTGTATTTTATTTGAAGGTAGATTTGGTCAATCAATACATTTTAGTAATGATAAACAAAAACCTCAAATAAAAATAGTTGCCGGCCATAGAGGCACAACAGAAAATATAAACAACGATGATTCTTCAATATATTTATCAGGTGGTTCAAGTAAAGCATCAAATGAAGACAAAAAAATACAAATTAAATCTAACAGTATATTTATTAATGGAAGTGATATTAGATTAGGAAGTACTGTAGAAAGTAAATTAGAACCTGTAGTAAAAGGTGATGAATTAAAGAAAATAATTGATATGTTATTAGATAGTGCAATTAGTACAAAACAAGCTGAGGTAGCTACAAAACTTGTAGCATCAGGTGGTGTAGTAACACCAGAAACAACTCAATTAGCGTTAGAGATTGGAGAGTTAGAAACAATTAAAAACCTCCCAACAACACCATATTTAAGTTTAACAGTCAAAACAACATAGGAGTTATTATGACCAAAAAAGACCTTGTAAAAATAATACAAGAAGCTGTCCGTAGAGAAGTTAAAAAAGAAGTACAGAAGATATTTATAAAAGAAGAATCTTCACCTACTTTAAAAGAAACCATTCCAGAAGTTGCTAAACCAGTTTCTTCACCTAAAAAAGAAGTAAAGTATTCTAACAACTCAACAATTAATAATATTTTAAATGAAACTACGGCATTATCAAAATCACAAAAAGATGAATATCCTACTATGAGTGGTGGAGCGTTTGATACAAGTAAGATGGCGGAACTAATAGGTTACGGAAAACCTGAAGAAGTTAAACGAGATATGGTGGCTGTAGACACTTTTAAAAGAGCTGGTGTTTCATCAGAACAAGTTCCAGAACATATAACAAATGCATTAACACGAGATTACAGTGGTTTAATGAAAGCATTAGATAAAAAAGGTAAATAATGGCAAGTGCTAGAGAAAACGATTTAAATCCAAATATTTATATAGGGTTATCTTTTCCATTAAGACAAGATAAGTATAATGATTTTGCATTAACCAAAAATTCTTTAGAACAAGCACGACACAATTTAAAAAATTTACTATTAACTCACGTAGGTGAACGAGTAGCACAACCTGAATTTGGTAGTAGATTAAGAGCTCTTTGTTTTGAACAAATAAATGATGAATTGCCAGTACGACTTGAAGAAGAAGTTAAACGAGCAACTGGTGTATGGTTACCTTATATTAACATTCAAGAAGTAAACACACTCACAAACGAAGGTGACCAGAATAAAATTTTTGTAGAAGTGAAATTTTCTACTACGTTGACTCCACAAACAACAGAGTCAATAACATTAGACGCTGGTTACACCGCAGAACGAGTTTAGGAGTAATTAAATGGCTCGAACAAGTACAAAAAAGAACGTAGTAAAACAAGTAAATTATCTTAATAAAGATTTTAGTGATTTTAGAGATAATCTAATCGAGTTTGCTAAAGTATATTTTCCAAATACATATAATGATTTTAATGAATCTTCACCAGGTATGATGTTTATTGAAATGGCTGCTTATGTTGGTGATGTACTTTCATACTATATAGATTCACAATTTAGAGAATCATTATTAGCATACGCTGAAGAGAAAAGAAACGTTTATAATATAGCACAATCATTCGGTTATAAACCAAAAACAACATCACCAGCTTCAGTTGTATTAGACGTATTTCAGACCATCCCGGCACTGAATGAAAAGCCTGACGAAAGGTATGCTCTTACTGTAAAAGCGGGTACACAGGTCATATCAACAAGTACAGGTACAACATTTAGGACATTAGATGAAGTGAACTTTAAGTTCTCAAGTTCATATGACCAACGTGATATTACAATATTTGAAAGTGAAGATAATATACCGACTAAGTATTTGTTGAAAAAGAAAATAACAGCTGAGAGTGGAAATATAGTAACAGAAACATTTTCTTTTGGTTCAGCTGAAAAATATGCTCAAATAAAATTATCAAATTCAAAAGTTATAGAAGTTATTTCGTGTACTGATAGTGATGGTAATACTTGGTCTGAAGTAGATTCTTTAGCTAGAGATACAGTTTTTACTGATATTGAAAATAATGCTACTAACGACCCAACTTCAGTTGTTAATAGAGAAGTTTCACCTTATATCTTAAAGCTAAATAAAACTTCTCGTAGATTTACACGATATATTGACCAAAATGATTCATCAATTTTAAGATTCGGTGCAGGTATATCTAATAATGCTGATGAAGAACTTATTCCAAATCCATCAATGGTGGGTTCAACACTACCAGGTAGTCCAACCTTTTTAACTACCGCATTTGACCCAAGTAATTTTTTAAAAACTAAATCGTTTGGACTAGCACCGTCTAATACAACACTTACTATAAAATATGCGTATGGGGGTGGTATTGATAATAATGTAAATGCTAATGATATAACTTCAATATCAAGTATTTCATATGAGATATCAGATGCTTTATTATCTACAACAACAGTTCAAGAATCAAAAGATTCAGTATCATTTATCAATCCAAAACCAGCTTCAGGTGGTTCATCGGGTGAATCAATTAGAGAAGTTAGAGAAAATGCATTATCGTATTTTCAAGCACAACAAAGAGCAGTTACTAAAGAAGATTACATTGTTAGAGCTTATTCATTACCAGCTAAATATGGTAACATTGCGAAAGTTCACTTAGTACAAGATGACCAATTAAATAAGTCAACTGGTACAGATGAGTTAGAACGAACAGTTACACAAGAAGATGTTGATAATAAAAGAACCATAAAGTCATTACAAGTCAGAACACCTAACCCATTAGCTATGAATATGTATACTTTAGGTTTTAATTCAAATAAAAAACTTACATCATTGAATCAAACTGTAAAAGAAAATTTAAAAACTTATTTATCACAATATAGACTGGTAACAGATGCGGTTAATATTAAAGATGCTTATGTTATTAACATTGCTGTTAACTTTGCAATATTAACAAAAGCCGAATTTGCAAAGAACGAGGTGTTACTTAAATGTGTAGCAGCTATAAAAGATTTCTTTGATATTGATAGGTGGCAAATTGGCCAACCTATAGTAATGTCAGATATAGCATATGAATTGTCATTAGTTGATGGTGTAGCATCAGTTGTACCACCTATAAATTCTGACACAATAATAAAGATTGAAAATAAATATAAAGCTGGACAAGGTTACTCTGGAAACTTTTATGATATAAAAAATAGTATGATTGATGGTGTTTTATATCCAGCGTTAGACCCAAGTA